GCAAACTCTATTTCGAATAAAAGGATATCATTGGTCCTCACCTTGTATTCAAGGGAATCTTTTGATATTTCCACCATTCTGGCCGTGGGTTCATGCTGGTAGAAAACCAACAAAAGACCCAAAATATATTATAGGAAGTTATTTACACTATGCGTGATATAAAAGATAGTTATACCTTTGTCTCTGATAATGATGAAAATTGGCAATGTATAGGTATAAATGGTGGCAAATTTAATGGGGTGATCTACAAATATGGTAAGGTAGAAATACCGAAGGCACCTTCAGAAGATTATGAAGGGGAGTTGCCTTTTAGGTTTAACTATGATATAGTAGACCCTAATGGATTGGAAAGAGAAAGTTTCGATGAGGAATTTTTTACACTTATAGGAGATATCCTTGTGGATATTATAGAAGAACAGATAGAAGGGGATAATCTTGAGTACAAATCAGACGATTGAAAGAACAGCATTAACTCAGTTAGTTTCTAACGAGGAATTTGCACGTAAAGTTCTCCCTCATATGAAGGGAGATTATTTTTCTGATCGCACTGAGAAAACGATCTTTGAGGAGATAGCAAAGTTCGTTGACAAGTATAAGAAAATACCAACTCAGACCTCTTTGGAAATCGAGGTACAGAGTAGGAAGGATTTAAATGAGTCTGACTACAAGAAAGTAGTTGAGGTTATAAAGACCCTTAAATCTACAGATGTAGATTTTGATTGGTTGGTCGATACAACAGAACAGTTTTGTAAAGATAAGGCGGTGTATAATGCGATTGTTGAAGGTATACAAATCATTGATGGAAAAGATAAACACAGAGATGCAGATGCAATACCGAGCATTCTTACAGATGCCCTTGCTGTGGGTTTTGATAATGCTGTTGGCCACGATTACCTGTTGGATAGTGACTCCCGATATGACTATTACCACACGGTAGAGGAAAAGATTCCGTTTGATCTAGAGTTCTTTAATAAAATTACTAAGGGTGGATTGCCTCCCAAGACACTCAACATTGCACTTGCTGGCACTGGTGTTGGTAAGTCTTTGTTTATGTGTCATGTTGCCGCAAACTGTTTGTCACAAGGCAAGAATGTGCTTTACATTACACTAGAGATGGCAGAGGAACGTATTGCAGAACGTATAGATGCGAACCTGATGAATATCAGTATGGAGGATTTACACGATTTACCGAAGAAGATGTTTGATGACAAGATAGCACAAATAATTAAATCTACTTCTGGTAAGTTGATCGTAAAAGAGTATCCAACAGCATCTGCTCATTCTGGCCATTTCAGAGGACTTATCAAAGAACTTGCAATTAAGAAAACATTTAAACCAGATATCATATTCATAGATTATTTGAATATATGTTCATCCAGTAGATTTAAGGGAGCAACAAATGTTAACTCTTATATGTATATTAAGGCAATTGCAGAAGAACTTAGGGGATTGGCAGTTGAATCAAATTTGCCGATTATGTCTGCGACCCAAACCACAAGGTCGGGGTTCGTTTCTTCAGATGTTGGTTTGGAAGACACATCAGAGAGTTTTGGGCTCCCTGCTACTGCTGATCTTATGTTTGCACTCATTTCTAACGAGGAACTTGATGAACTTAATCAGATTGCAGTTAAACAACTCAAAAACCGTTATAATGATCCCACGATAAATAAGAGGTTCGTTATAGGAATAGACCGTGCAAAGATGAGATTGTCTGATATAAAAGCATCAGAACAATCTGATCTTGTTGATTCTGGTCAAGAAGATTTTCTAGATCCTGTTCCTTCTGGACAAGTATTTGGAGAAGGATGGAAAGTATGAGTCTATGGAAATTCGATTATGAATTTGATAGAGAACGATTACTGCAAGAAGCAACAGAAATCGAAGGGTATAAACCATTTACTGATGTAGGAAATCAATCTAATGAAGATTTTGTAGAATGGTTCGATAAGAACCCCCATTTAAAAGAGAAGGTTTCGAAATTTTATGAAAAACTTCGAGTGCATGTTAAGGATGTAGATAAATGCCCATATGCCTTATCTCTCGCAAAATATTTTACAGATTTAACAGAAATGGAATCATACCCTAGATTTTATTATCAGAAAAAAGGATATCGATTGGGTCTTCATACAGACCGTGGCACTCAATGCAGTTTAAATTTTGTATTGACAGAAGACCCCGATCCCATATATTTTGAAAATGATGAACAGGTTTATTACAGGGTGGGTCTTTTGAATACATCTGAAAAACATGCTGTATATACTACTAAAGATAGATATTTATTTAAATTAAGTTTTGCAGATACAAGTTTTGAAAAGGTAAAGAACCAACTTCTAAAATATACTAAATAATAATAAATGGAGAAAGTGGATGTCATTCTTACAAGACTGTCTTAACCAAGTTAGACCTAGAACAGAAAATTATATTCCCCCTATAGATAAGATACAAAGATTTTTGCGTGAAGACGCAGGAGCAATTTCGAATACAGATGATCTTTTTAAGAGGGATAATCAGGAATTATTTCTTAAAAAGGCAGTAGAAGGTTCCTTAGTAGATACTGCTGGAAATTCTTTACCAAAACTTTCAGACTCTAATGAGTTAATAAAACTTGTGAAATCTTTTTCTGAACCACCAGAATCTGGTTCAGAAGAACATAATAAATTAAAGGCACTCTTAAAATCAGAATTGGGTGTTACTCAAAGTAAATTTGCAAAGGCAGGAAATGGTTTTAGTCCACCATCGAGTGGAGAACCTTCTGGTGAAGAATGGGAAGCACTTATTAGTGTTGCTGTTCATAAGTATAATGATAAGAAGGATTGGATGAGTGGTGATGAATGGAGTAGAGTTGGTGAGAGATTTTGGAGTGATTATGAAAAACCAGCAATGAAATTAGGAGAAGCATTTTCCAAGTTATTTAAAGTTTCTTCTATAGAGCAATGGGGTGGTGGAGGAATAGCAGGAGTTACTACAAGCAAACAATGGCAACCAGCAAAAAATAAAACTCCCAAAACGGATTTGTATGCAGGAAATGGGAAGTATAAAATTTCATTGAAGAAACATGGTGGTTCTCAGTTGATGAGTGCTGGTAAAGATGAAGCAATTTCTACATTTGATGCGGCAATGTCTACTTATTCTATGTCTTCGCATGGCAAGAAAAAAGTGTATAGCATGATAACTGATTTAGAAACTAAAATGGGAACAATGACAGAAAAGGGTACAATTGGTTCTCTTGAAAAAAAGATTGCCAGCAATAAACCCCTCTCTACAAAAGATGCTAAATCTGCTGTGGAATTATCTATCGCAAATTTAAATGCTGATGATCTAACTAAGGGCATGGCAGAGTTGTTTAAAGATATTGGTTTCAAGAGTCATTTTTGTTGGGAAGCCGCAACAGGTAATATTAAATTTCAACCTGTACCTGATGCTGCTGCGAATTGGATAGTGACGTTTAGAGATTCAGGTAGTATTGCTAATTATATGCAATTAGATTCACCTGAGAAAGCAGGAAAAACTCTAGCATCAGGGAATGATTTTTATGTTTCCTTTAAAACTGGAGGGGGAAGTTCAAGACCATATTTGGCATTAAGATCAAAAAAACTAACATCCAGAGATGTAGTAAAAGAGGACGTAACTTTTAGAGATATTATTCTAGAGGAATTTGCAAAGGATGATTTTGGAATGAAACTTCTCAATGAAGATGTAGGACAACTTGATGAATTTGCTTTATGGAATAAGATTAAAAAGGGTGTTAAAAGTGTTTCTGCTGTAGTAGTAAAATCTGCTACAAGGATAGTTAAAGCAGTTATGCAGAGAGTTAAACAGGCATTTAATATGATTAAAAAATTAGGTGCCAAGATGCTTAAAGGATTGTTAGGTTTTTTTGGACTTAATGTTTCCGATGTCCGAGTTTCAGGAGGAGGGAGATATCCTTTACGATGAAAAGTTTCATAGAATTAACAGAAGGTAAAGAGGGTGCTAATCTACATCTATCTCATCTAGAGGATCGTATTCTAGAGGCAGGGGCAGATGGAGGTCGTGCTGCAATCAATTTTCTCAGATCATTAAGAGATATGATGGCAGGGGAAAGTCGATCTTCTGTGAATATGACTTTGAAATGGGACGGAGCACCAGCAATTTTTGCTGGAGTTGATCCTTCTGATGGCAAATTCTTTGTGGCAAAGAAGTCTGTGTTCAATGTTAAACCATTGCTCTATAAGACCGAAAAGGAAATAGACGATGGTGGACTATCTGGTTCCCTTACTTCAAAATTTAAGGTTGCACTAAAGGAGTTTTCAAAATTGGGTATGACTGATGTGTTACAGGGTGATCTTATGTTTACTGATGACATTGATAAGGAAACTATAGATGGTGTCAAGTATCATACATTCCAACCTAATACTATCGTTTATGCTGTACCTATGGATAGTAACCTGGGTAGGGCAATTAACCGAGCAAAGATAGGTGTGGTGTGGCATACCACATATTCTGGTGCAACCCTACAGGATATGAAGGCATCCTTTGGTGCAGATATATCCTCATTAAAAAAGACTTCCAGTATCTGGATGGATGATGCCACATACAAGGATGTGTCTGGTAAGGCAACATTTACACAGAAAGAAACGGAAGGAATCACCAAAATACTATCACTTTCTGGGAAGACGTTTCAGAGGGTTAATGGAGCACAGTTGAAGAAATTTCAGAAATTACAGGACAGTATGACAGGAGGTCTTGCTGGTGCATCTTTCCAAACCTATTATAACAGCAAGGTGAGAGAAGGACAAAAAGTATCCAACCCCAGAGCACATGCACAAGGATATGTGAAATGGGTAGAAGACTCTATACAGAAACAGATAGATAAGGTAAAAAGTCCTGCTGGTAAGGAAAAATGGGAAAATAAGCAGAAGGAATATGTTCGGGAGGTAAAGGGACACGTCAATAATTTAACACAAATAACAGCATTTCAGGGACTATTAGTTGATGCAAAAATGCAAATAGTCAAAAAACTAAATAGTGTTAAGCAGTTAACAGATACATTTATCAAGACTGCTAATGGATTTAAGGTAACAAACCCAGAGGGATTTGTTGCTATTGATAGAGTGAGTGGTGGTGCTGTTAAATTAGTAGACCGCATGGAGTTCTCGTTTAACAACTTCACTGCTATAAAGGCATGGGATCAATGACACAAAAATTTTCAGATATTTACGAAAAGTCTGTTCCTCTTCTTCAACGTAAGAAAATGGCACGTAGAATGGCAAAGATGGCAAAATCTGCTATTTTTAAAATGAAGAAGGCAAGATCAGCACTTAGACGAAAAACCCCAGAAAAAATTCTTCAACTTGCTCGTAAAAAAGCAATTAATATGATTAGGAAAAAGTTTTATCCTACGTATAAGGATATGGCATTTGCTCAAAGAATTAAAATTGATCAAAGAATTATGGTACAATTTGGCAAGAAAATAGACAAAATTTCCAAAAAAATGGCAATGATAATAAAGAAAGGTGAGGGACAAAGGATAGCAAAGGCAAAGGAAGCACAGAAGAAAGCAAGAGAAGATGCGTAGTTTTAAAGATTTGACAGAAGCAACAGGTAATGCTGTTTTTACTTTAGGAAGATTTAATCCACCTACTACTGGTCACGAAAAACTTATAACCAAACTTTCCAGTAAGGCAGGAAGTGATCCTATGTATGTGTTTCCTACACATACACAAGACCCTAAGAGAAATCCTTTACCGCATTCTCTTAAAATTGCATATATGAAGAAGATGTTCAGGAAATATGCCAAGAACATTCAAACAAGTAAGGCACGGAATGTGTTTGAGGTTGCCAAGATTCTTTATGATAAAGGTCATAAATCTATTACTATGGTTGTCGGGTCTGACAGGGTTGTAGAATTTAATAGTCTTCTTAAAAAATATAATGGCACAAAATCTACTCATGGTTTTTACGAATTTGATAATATAGATGTCGTATCTGCTGGTGATCGTGATCCTGACTCTGAAGGTGTAGAAGGAATGTCTGCATCTAAGATGAGAGCAGCAG